GTTGTCGATGGAGCTACCTTCAAGGATGGTTTACTAGTCATTGATCTGAGAGTCGAACTTCCAAAGGAGAAGCGTCCCCGTCTTATTGAAATCAAATAATTCGGAGGCACCGAATGAGAAAATACGCTTTTTTAGCATTGTGTTTTCTCTCTTCAATCGCAACTGCTGGAGAAACGGAAGAAGCGAAAGTTGTCGCAAGACCTTTTAGGGTCATGTTAGAAAACATTTCACTTCACCATAAATATAATCCAATTACAAATCGTTGGTATTATGTTGCGCCAAAGGCACAAGATGAAAAGGGAGATATGAAAGAGGGCGCATAGCCCTCTTTTTTGAACTATGGCATATTCAGAGAAAGTATTAGATCACTATGAGAACCCTCGCAATGCGGGTAAGTTTGACAAAGAAGATGAAGACGTCGGCACCGGTATGGTGGGTGCACCTGCTTGCGGTGACGTTATGCAACTTCAAATCAAAGTGAAAGACGGCATTATTCAAGATGCACGATTCAAAACATATGGATGCGGGTCTGCAATTGCATCTTCCTCTTTGCTCACTGAATGGGTTAAGGGCAAGAGTCTAGACGAAGCAGCATCTATTAAAAACACAGATATCTCGAAAGAACTTTCGCTTCCCCCAGTTAAAATACACTGTAGCGTTCTGGCAGAAGACGCGATCAAAGCAGCAGTGTCCGACTATAGGAACAAGTTGAATTTTGAGTAATAATTTAGTATGATGGTTGAATGAAATTTTATACGAATGTAACGAGATACGGCAACGACATCCTTTATCGTGGGTATGAAAACGGTAAGAGGATAGAAGAAAAAATCCACTACAAACCCACCCTATACGAATACAACCGCAATGGCGAGTACCGAACCCTTCACGGTGTTCCGGTCAGTCCTACCCTGCACGATTCGATGAGCAAAGCAAGGAAAGCGATTCAAGAGAATCAAGATATTACGAACCGAGAGACATATGGGCAAACCAATTTTGTCACTCAGTTCATTTCTGACCGATTCCCCTATGAAGTTCGATTCGATAAAGATTTGATCAATATTGCAACGATCGATATCGAGGTTGCTTCGGACGCAGGATTCCCTGAACCCGAGGAAGCAGCGCACCCAGTCACCGCAATCGCAATCAGCAATAATCAGACAAACGTCTACTATGTCTGGGGTCTTGGTGAATACGACACAACGATCGCAGACAAAGGTCGCGAGGTTGTATACTACCACGCGGAAGACGAACAAGATCTACTGATAAAGTTTCTAGATTGGTGGGAGCGAAACTGCCCCGATATCTTGACTGGTTGGAACTCCCGCCTGTTCGATATTCCATACCTTGTCAATAGAATTCGTCGCGTGGTTAGTGACAATATGACCAAGAAATTCTCGCCATGGGGAATGATTCGTGAGCGAACAAAGCGAACCGAGTATGGATCTGAGATCGCCTATGACTTTGATGGGGTCGCTCAACTCGATTATCTCGAGGTTTTGCAGAAGTTCACGCTGAACACTCTCGGTCGTCAAGAGTCGTACAAACTAGACCATATCGCCCACGTGGTGCTTGGCGAGGAAAAACTCTCGTACGAGGAACACGGAAACCTGCACACACTATACCGTGAAGATCACCAAAAGTTTATCGACTATAACATTCAAGACGTTTATCTTGTTGAGGCACTAGACGAAAAACTCGGTTTGTTTTCATTGTTATTCACGATGGCGTATCAGGCGAAAACTACCTATGGCGCGACACTCGGCACTACTCAGATATGGGATACAGTGATCTATAACGAGTTACTAAAAGAGAATGTTGTAATCCCTGCTGAACCGCCAATCCAGCATGACCTTCCTAAGATTATCGGTGGATATGTTAAGGAACCTTTCGTTGGTGCTCATGATTGGGTCGTCTCATTCGACTTGAACTCCCTATATCCAAACATCATTGTACAATATAATATGTCCCCCGAGACGATTGCGAACGAGGGAACTAAAACCGCCAATGGCGTATTTTACCGAAAGGATAAAGAGGGTATTATTCCTAAAGTAATTCGAAAGTTCTATGATGACCGAGTCAAGATCAAAGAACAGATGCTGGCGAAGAAACAGGAGTATGAGCAGGCACCGACCAAGAGACTCGAGAATGAGATATCCTCGCTAGACAATCAGCAGATGGGTATTAAGATCTTGATGAACTCGCTCTACGGTGCGCTCGCCAACAAATACTTCCGATACTTTGATCAACGTATCGCCGAGGGCGTTACTCTTTCCGGTCAGAGGGCGATTAAGAAAGCTGAGCAGGTTGTTAATGATGAGATGAATAAACTTCTCGGGACGGATAAGGACTATGTCGTTGCGATTGATACCGATTCGGTCTATATCAATATGGCACCGATTGTCGAAAAGTTTGATCCCAAGAATCCTGTGAAGTTCCTAGACCAGATCTGCGAGCAGCATTTCGAGAAGAAAATCGCAGAAGGATATCAAGAACTTAGCGACGAAACCAATTCGTATGAGAACAGGATGGTGATGGCGCGGGAAGCGATCGCATCTCGTGGTATCTGGACTGCTAAGAAGAGATACATTCTAAATGTGCACAACAACGAGGGTGTCCAGTATGCAACACCCAAATTAAAAATGATGGGTATTGAAGCGATCAAATCTTCTACCCCACAGGTTGTACGAGATAAGTTCAAAGAAATATTCCGCGTCATTGTAGAAGGGCAAGAATCAGATGTCCAGCAGTTTATCCGAGACTTCAAGTCCGACTTCCGGAAGATGTCACCCGAAGCAATCGCGTTCCCCCGAGGCGTTTCTCAATTAACTAAGTATGAGCATAGAGAAACGGTCTACGCTAAAGGGACACCAATGCATGTCCGTGCTTCTATCCTGTATAATAAAAGATTACAAGAACTTGACCTGGAGCAGAGATACGAAACGATCAAAAACGGCGAGAAGATAAAGTTTTTGTATCTTCGAAGGGCGAATCCGATCAAAGAAAACGTGATTGCATTCCCACTCAGGTTGCCGCCTGAATTTAATTTGAATTCGTATGTAGATTACGATATGATGTTTAATAAGACTTTTTTAGACCCGCTTGAACCAATACTTGATGCTGTTGGATGGTCTGCGGAACCACGCGCAACGTTGGAAGACTTTTTTATATAATGTACTCGCTTACTATCTTTAAGAATCGGTACGATAACAAAACGCATAAGAACATGAACTTTGATTCTTGGGATGAGTTCGTGTCTTTGCTGTACAAGTTATCTGAGAAATCAGAAACTAAAGCGACCGCACCATTGATCAGTCCAGCAGTATATGAGGAAGGTACAACAAGGAGCAATAAGAATGTTAAGTTGTGGGGAAAGTGGGCAGCAGTTGATGTCGATGATATCGATATTCCAGCAGATCGACTCACCGAAGTTCTGGTTGAGCGCTTTGGTCATTGGGATTTCGTTTGCTATAGTACTGCGTCTTCTACCGTGGATCGACCGAAGTTCAGACTTGTATTCAACCTTATGGAGGTTGTACATAAAGATCAAATCTCCAAGTTCTGGTACGCACTTAATACCGAGCTCGATTCGATTGGAGACAAACAAACTAAAGACCTTAGCAGGATGTACTATGTCCCTGCAAAATACGATGGTGCTCACAATTTTATTTTCCATAATGCAGGTAATCCTGTCGATATTGATTATCTGGTTGTAAAACATCCATACAAAGAGCGTGAAGGTAACTCATTCTTAGATCGTCTCCCTGAAGAGATGCAACGTGCAGTCATCAACCATCGTAAATCACAGATGGATAACACACATATCACTTGGACAACTTATCATGATTGCCCCTTCTTCCCCAAGAAACTTGCAATGGAGTACAAAACAATTTCAGCAGGTGGTACTGGATGGTATCACAAAATGTATCAGATCATGATAGCGATTGCGGGAAATGCTATCAACAAACAGTACCCAATCACCGCAAAGGAAATCGCCCAACTGTGTAGACAATTTGATTCTGATAATGGAAATTGGTATGATAATCGTCCACTTGAGAAAGAAGCGGATGGTGCGATTGAATATGTTTATAGAAACGTTTAGGAGAAATACATGTCAATAATGGCAAAACTTAAAAAGAACTCAAAGGTTGCAGGAACCGCAGTATTGAGTAACTCAGAGTTCTTTAGAGATAAAGACGTAACAACGATCGATGTTCCGATGCTAAATGTCGCATTGTCTGGTCGAATAGATGGAGGTTTGGTGTCAGGCATGACTGTTCTTGCCGGTCCATCGAAACACTTCAAGACTTCATTCGCACTCAAGATGGCGTCTGCATTTTTAGATAAACACCCCGAATCAGTAATGTTGTTCTACGATACTGAGTTCGGTTCGCCGCAATCTTACTTTACCAACTTCGGTATTGATACAGACCGCGTCCTACACACTCCGGTCACAAACGTCGAAGAACTGAAGTTTGATCTGATCAACCAGTTAGAAAATATCGAAAAAGACGACAAAGTAATTATCGTGATCGACTCTATCGGTAATATTGCTTCGAAGAAAGAACTTGAAGATGCAATCAACGAGAAGTCGGTCGCCGATATGTCTCGCGCAAAGGCACTGAAGGGTCTGTTTCGTATGGCAACACCATACCTTACTATGTCAGACATTCCTATGATCGCGATCAACCATACATATAAAGAGATCGGTTTGTTCCCGAAAGATATCGTCTCTGGCGGCACTGGCATTTATTATTCCGCAGACAATATCTGGATTCTGGGTCGCCGGCAAAACAAAACAGGCACAGAGGTTACAGGATATGATTTCATTGTCAATGTTGAAAAATCACGCTATGTTAAAGAAAAGTCAAAAATTCCTATCAGCGTTTCTTGGGATGGTGGTATTGAGCGTTACAGTGGTCTTCTGGATGTTGCTCTTGCTGGTGGGTTTGTTACTAAACCTAGCAACGGATGGTATCAATTGGTTGATACAGAGAGCGGAGAAGTTATCGGGACCAAAGTTCGTCAAAAAGAAACTCTAACGCAAGAGTTTTGGTCAGACCTCCTACAGAATCAACGCTTCCTCGATTTTGTTCAAAATCAATACTCGATCGATCGGAAGTCTGAAGTTGAGTTAGAATTTGAGGCAGAATACGAATGATGAATCAAGTTTCTGAAGGGGTCGATTACGACTTGATACCCTGTGACGAAGTTGAGAATGATCAAGCGTGGGACATCCGTGTCCTGCGTGGCGATTTCGTCGAGACTGTATTGCGTTTCGGTAATATTAGTTTCAACGAAGAAACTGATTGTCTCAACTTTAATTTTTTAGTAATATCGAGTCCTAACAGTACTGCAACGACTGAAAACGAGTCATTGCAGTTATTTGCGGGTGATATATTGCAGTCGGTGCTAGAGAATGCAATCGCCAACGACGCGCTACTAACTAAGGAACAAGATGAAGACTGATCTGGAACAGGTCATTATCCGAAATATTCTCAACGATGAGACTTACATGCGGAAGGTTATTCCGTTCGTCAAGCGTGAATATTTCGAAGGTGTTTATAAATTAATCTTTCTAGAAATTACCAAGTTTGTCGGCAAGTATAACAAACTCCCGAGTCTCAGCACCTTACAAGTTGAGATCGAGAATAGCGATAGATTCAACGAGAACAATTATTCTGAGGCGATGGAACTATTGCCTTCGGTCTTTCAGAAGGTTGAGGAAAACGAGCAGTGGTTGTATGATACAACCGAGAAGTGGTGCCAAGATCGTGCACTTCATAATGCGATCATGCAGTCGATTACGATTATCGACGGCAAACATCCGGATCTTTCTAAGAATGCCCTTCCGGATATCCTACAGAAAGCATTAAGTATTTCTTTTGATACCAATGTCGGTCACGATTACCTCGAAAACGTCGAAGAGCGTTTCGACTTCTATCATCGTCAAGAAGAGCGTATACCATTCGACCTAGATTACTTCAACCGCATCACCAAGGGTGGGTTGCCTAACAAGACCCTAAACATTGCCCTCGCAGGAACAGGAGTGGGTAAGTCTTTGTTTATGTGTCACTGTGCTGCCAACGTTTTGTCTCAGGGTAGAAACGTCTTGTATATTACGATGGAGATGGCAGAAGAACGTATCGCCGAGCGCATCGACGCCAACCTATTCAATCTGCCGATCGATCAGATCGAGAATCTATCTAAGAATATGTTCCGAGATCGTGTTAAAAATATCAGCGAGAAAACTAACGGCAAGTTGATTATTAAAGAGTATCCAACCGGTGCCGCACACAGTAATCACTTTCGTGCGCTCTTCGAAGAATTGAAACTCAAGAAAAAGTTCGTTCCCGAAATCGTCTTTATTGATTACCTAAATATCTGTGCGTCTTCAAGAATGAAAGGCATGGGAGGGTCGATAAACTCGTACACATATGTTAAAGCGATCGCAGAAGAACTTCGAGGTTTGGCGGTCGAGTTTGATGTCCCTATCGTGTCAGCAACGCAAACTACGCGATCGGGTTACTCTAACTCCGATCCAGGTCTAGAAGACACTTCAGAATCGTTCGGACTACCTGCTACTGCTGACCTTATGTTCGCTCTCGTATCCAACGAGGAACTCGAGAAGAGTGGTCAGATTATGGTCAAGCAGTTAAAGAATCGTTACAATGACCCGTCAATGTTTAAACGATTCGTTATTGGGATTGATAAGTCGCGAATGGTTTTGTATGATGTAGATGAATCGCAACAGAATCTTACCGTAGAACCAGAGGATGATATACCGATTTTTGACAAGACGCCTTCGGGAGATAAACTAAAAAATATAAGAATATCTTAAAGAGGAGAATCACATGGATGGAATGACACACACTATAATCGCGACAGGTCTTTTGTTTGTTGCGTTCTGGGTCGGAAAGTTCCTCGGGAGGCGTGAAGGTGAGATGTACGTTTGGGATATTATTGGTAATATATTTAATGCTGTTAAGATAGAAATTAACGAATCGGGCGAAATGATTATTACAGACATGGAAGGAAAGGTGAAACAAGTCAAATGAAAGTATTACTTTTGGGATTGCCTGGATCTGGCAAGAGTACTCTCGCCGAACCAGTTGCGAAAATTTTAGATGCAGTTTGGATTAATGCGGATCAAGTTCGCGAACGATATGACGATTGGGATTTTTCCATGGAAGGAAGAATGCGACAGTCGTCTAGAATGAGACATCTATCAGATGGAGTCGTGATGGCAGGTAATATCGCCATCACTGACTTTGTTTGTCCAACCGAAGAATCAAGAAGCAACTTCGACGCAGACTTTGTGGTTTGGATGGACACTATCGAAGAAGGAAGGTTTGAGGACACAAACAAGGTCTTCGTTCCACCGACGAATTATGACTGTCGAATCACTGAGTGGTCAGACAGCAATGTAGAACTATTGGTGAATAAAATTAGAGGCAAATTGAATGAACTACAAGTATCGTGAAGGTGAGTTGATCGATGAATTTCGAAGATACATCGATTCAACATATCAACAACATTATGTGACCGATGGGAAGCAGACAATGGACAGCATCATTGCCAATGGGCACGGTACTGGTTTTTGTTTGGGCAACGTCGACAAATATAAAGATCGTTATGGTAAGAAAGGCGAGACTCCAGATGAATGGCGCAAAGATCTGATCAAGGTTATGCATTACACCCTGTTCCAATTATTCATTCACGACAGAGATCATTCTGGCGTTAATGTGAGCGAAAGTATACAACAACCGCTATTCTTGACTGAAGAAGATTTGTTTTCTTCTTCTCAGATCGATATAAATTTCGGCGAGAGAAATAGTATAGATGATGCTTCACCCTCTGACTGGGATGCAGCAGCAAAGCGCTTGAGGTCTGCGCCGAGATATCCCAATGAACTCTAATGTTGTTTCTTTAGATTTGTATAGAAATTTCCAATCAGAAATCGAGTATGGCGAAATGAATGTCACTTACTCAATTGAATTGGATGGTATAACTTATTCGATGAGCGTAATTGAAAATGACAGATGATATATTTGATTTCGGTTTTACTGCAGTAACAGAAGAAGAACTCGACTCGGTTCAAACCCTTCAGCAATCAGTTGAGGAAGCAGGTGATGTTGAAGAACGTCTCAATAAACTGTATAATGCTATACAACCATTGCTGAATAACCTTCGAAAAGATCCAGAGAAAGAATATATTCTCTGGCCAAATCGACTCGAGAAGGTTGAGCAGTTTTCTGATCTATTAGATTCAATCTATAAAGGTGAGTAAAGTTTTGTCATTGAAATCTTATAAGACTCCTCTGCGGTATCCTGGAGGGAAATCCCGTGCCACCCGATTCCTTACTAGGCATGTCCCAAGCAACTTCTCTGAATACGTCGAACCCTTTCTCGGCGGAGGTTCTCTGGCAATCGCTATCTCAAAAGAGAACCCAAACAAACCCATCTGGGTCAACGACAAATACTTTAATCTGTATGCGTTCTGGATTATGCTGCAGGCGCATGGCGATGAATTACAACAAAAGATTATAGAAAAGAAAGACATTGCTTCTTGTTTCGTTGATCAAGATACCTCCCACCGCGAACTCTTTCTGCAGTGTAAAGAAGAAATTCAAACTAAACAGGATCCGTTCGAGATCGCTTGGCGTTTCTTTGTCCTGAACAAATGCTCATTCTCAGGTCTTGGCGAGTCGTCTGGATTCTCGAAGCAAGCATCTCAGTCAAACTTCTCTTATAACAACATCCGAAAATTAGAAACTTACAGCAAGATCATTCGGAAATGGGACATCACAAATCTCGATTACACCGAGGTTCTTCCTGCTTGTAAGAAAGAAAGTTTTGTGTTCCTTGATCCACCGTATGATATCAATTCATTCTTGTACGGCAAAGGCGGGAATATGCACAACAGTTTTGATCACGAAGAATTTCGTGATGCCGCATCGTTATGTGAAGGACAGACGATGATCACATACAACTCAAACGATAAACTCAAAGAAATGTTTTCTTCGTGGAATCAACTTGAATGGGACTTGACATATACGATGCATTCAAGTAAAATCTATCGTAAGGATGAGAGTAACAGACGTGAGTTGTTACTGACCAATTATGGTTATCCTGAAAAATCCTTGGAGGAATTTTATGACAAGAACACAAATGCAACGACAACAGATGAGTCGCCGAAGCGAAATTTGGAACTCTCTGAGTAAAAATGTCGAGGACAAAGATGACGATCGATCGCGCAGCACTCAAAGAGTCGATAAGCGACACAATAATCGCAACGCCA